GAAACAGGCAAGAGACAAGCCGAGGAGAAGAACATGAAATCATACATAGAATTTTTGAAAGATAAAGTGATAAAAGCACCAGTATCAGGAATAGAAGTCAGTCCGGCGGATATAAGTTCCGTCTTGAAACCACATCAAAGAGATGCTGTCTTGTGGGCGCTCAAAGGCGGGCGCAGGGCATTGTTTGAAGCATTCGGGCTGGGGAAGAGTATACAGCAATTGGAATGGTGACGTGTACTCACTAAGAAAATAGGCGGTAAAGCGTTGATTGTCTGTCCGTTGGGGGTCAAGCAGGAATTTGCGGAAGACGCGGTTCATCTGCTCAATATCCCTGCTCCGACATATGTAAGAAATATGGAAGAAGTCAAAGCCGCAGATAACAGAATAGTAATTACAAACTATGAAAGAGTTCGTGACGGAGATATAGATCCTCACTACTTCACGGCATGCAGCTTAGACGAAGCGTCCGTTTTAAGAAGCTTCGGCAGCAAAACATATCAGACATTTCTGCCAAAATTTAAAGGCGTGAAATATAAACTTGTTGCCACGGCTACACCTGCGCCAAATAGATATAAAGAACTTATTCACTATGGCGGATACTTGGAAGTTATGGATACGGGGCAGGCATTAACACGCTTCTTTCAGCGGGACAGTACAAAAGCAAATAACCTCACTCTCTATCCGCATAAAGAAAAAGAATTCTGGCTGTGGCTATCTACCTGGGCATTATTTATTCAAAAGCCCTCTGATCTGGGGTACAGCGATGAAGGATATAACCTTCCGCCACTGCAAGTGAATTACCACATGCTGGCAAACACAAAACCCGTGAATGAAGAAGAAAAGAACGGGCAGGTCAAACTTATAAAAGACTTTGCCGTGGGACTTTCGGCAGCGGCCAGAGAGAAAAGAGAGAGCATCGATGTCAGGCTGGCAGAAACCAAACGGATTATCGACGAATCACCTGATGAACATTTCATTATATGGCACGATCTGGAAAGCGAGCGTCATGCCATCAAATATGCAATCCCAGAAGCTAAATTTATCTACGGCTCACAAGATATGGACGAAAGAGAAAGAAACACCATCGGCTTTTCAAAGGGAGACTTTCGTATCCTTGCTACAAAAAAAGAACTATCAGGGAGCGGATGTAACTTCCAAAAACATTGCCATCGCCAGATATTTATGGGGATTGACTATGAGTTTAACGACTTTATCCAAGCCATCCACCGGTGTTACCGCTTCCTACAAATAAAACCTGTCATTATAGACATCATATACATGGAAACAGAACAGCAGGTGCTAGAAGTACTGAAAAAGAAATGGGAGCAATATAACAAACTCACGGAAAGCATGGAAGAAATAGTCAGGAAATATGGACTGTCAAGAAACGATGCCATCATTGAGATGCAAAGGAGTATAGGCGTGGAAGAAGTCATAACAAAAGGGAAAAACTACATCGCGATACATGGCGACTGTGTTGAAGAAACGGGGAAAATGCAAGATAACTCAGTGGACATGCTTCTTACATCAATTCCGTTTGGAAATCACTATGAATACTGCGCAAGCTATAACGATTTCGGGCATAACGAAAATACAGACAAATTTTTTGAGCAGATGGATTATTTAACGCCGAATTTACTTAGAATTTTGAAGCCCGGAAGAGTATATGCATGCCACGTGAAAGACCGTGTACTATTCGGGAACGCAACGGGAACAGGCATGCCAACCATAGAACCGTTCCATGCATTGACCATCATGCACTACATGAAACACGGCTTCCAATTCTTCGGCATGATAACCGTCATAACCGACGTGGTTCGGGAGAACAATCAGACATACCGTCTTGGATGGACGGAGCAGTGCAAGGACGGAACAAAAATGGGAGTAGGCTGCCCGGAATACATCCTGCTGTTCAGAAAGCTCCCTACGGATACATCAAGAGCCTATGCAGATACACCTGTCACAAAGAGTAAAGAAGAATATACCCGCGGGCAATGGCAATTAGACGCTCATGCATTCTGGAGAAGCAGCGGAAACAGGCAGCTGTCCGTTGACGACCTAAAAGACATGCCCATATCGGATATACGAAAACTGTACAACAAATACAGTAAAGAAACCGTGTATGACTTTGATAAGCATGTAGAGATGGCCAATGCGATGGACGAAAAAAACAAACTGCCCGCGACATTTATGTGCATAGATCCAGCGAGCTGGTCTCCTGACGTGTGGGACGATGTGAACCGTATGAGAACACTCAACACAGAACAATCACAAAGGAGAAAACAAATGCACCTCTGTCCTCTCCAGTTTGACATAGTAGACCGACTGATTAACCGGTACACAAACGAAGGAGAAACCGTGCTTGACCCCTTCGGCGGACTGATGACAGTACCGCTGGAAGCCATGAAAGCAGGGCGGAAAGGCATAGGAATAGAACTCAATCCGGAATACTACCGTGACGGATGCTGGTATCTCAAGCGGGAAGAAGATAACCAGGAAACACCGACACTCTTTGATTTCATGGAGGGAAAATGAACGAAATAGATTATATCAATGCATATAAAGGTTATAGGAAATGGCAGAAGCTTGTATACGGTATGATTCCGTGCAGAGTGGGAAGAGCGATTGCCGCTCTGATAACCATAGCCGGTGTAGTAATATTGGCGTCACTGATAACACTGATTACCAGCCCGATAGTCATCATAAAAGCAGCCATTAAGAAAGTATATGAAGATGGTCCGCAAGAAATCATGATGGCCATTGAGTTTGAAAGAATAAAAAACGGATATAAACGGTACATAAGAGATATAGGAGGTATTCAATGATAGACACAGAAGAAATACTGAAAATATCCCGAGGATTTCCGGCGGAACCATATAGCAATACGGAACTATTTAATGCTATGGCGGCGTACCTGATTGGTGGAACGACGATTATACACGGAAAGAAAATACGGGGAGTAAAATCACGAAAAGAAAATCTGAAAAGAGCGGCGGCACTGCTTATACATGAAATTGACAGAATGGAGGAGGAAACATGAACTACATCAAACCATTTACAGACATATTCGGGATCAAGCCTGGGGAAGAATTCGGCATATTATTTCCGGCGGAGAAGAGAGTATCAAAACACTTCTGTATAGATGAAAGAAAAGGATTAATGGTATTGGTTGGGAAGAACTGGACAAAAGCCAACGGAACGCTAATAGAAAAGATCCTCATTGGAGATGTTGAAATCAGAAAGTTAAAAAAGAAAGGAGCATAACAATGTTTAGAAACTTATGGATTATTTTATTTTCAGCGGTATTTATATGCGGATTAACGGGAATTATAAAAGCGGAATGGGTAACGACAGAACTCACAGTATATACGCCTTATGAATGTCCGAATGAACACACTGCATCCGGAACGATACCGACTGAAGGCAGAACCATAGCGTGCAACTGGCTGCCGTTCGGAACACAAGTACAGATATACGGACACTGGTACACCGTGGAAGACCGGGGTGGCATGGAAGGCATAGACATATTTAAAAACTCATACGATGAAGCAATAGAGTTCGGACGCAGGAATGCGGAAGTATACATAGAGAGGTAAGAAGATGAACACAGTACAAATCACGGGGAATCTTGCCAAAGATCCAATTATCAGAGCAACAAAGACAGGGAAAGCCGTAGCGTCATTTTCCGTGGGCGTAAGTAAGAAAATTACAAAAGCGAACGGGGAAACGTTAGATTTAACAGATTGGGTCAATGTAACCGCCTGGGGGAAACTGGCGGAAGCAGTAGGTAATGAACTTACAAAAGGAAGCTATGTATTTGTAGAAGGAAGGTATTCCACCAGGTCATATGACACTCCAGACGGACAGAGACGGTATATTACCGAAGTAGTAGCGAATATAATTGCAAAACCAATTGGAAGTAATCAACAATCAATGAATGCAGGATTTTCCGGCGGAACATCTGTAACGCAATTTTCCGCACCAGTGAAATTTGAAGACATGGGCACCGTGAGTAAAGAGCCGGGATATAATCAGCCGGAGTATGAACAAGATGAAATCCCGTTTTAAAGGAGGACGAAATGGATAGATTAATTGACGTAGTGAGTGTAGTGATATTTATCAGCATGATCATGTATGCCGCAATTAAACTCGACGAAGCGGCAAGAAAACTGCGCGATGAAGAAGAGCGGATTTATAAAGAAAGGAAACTGAAATGAGAAGAGGTTTTGAAAAAGTAAGCGGATATGAATATGTAAACTTTCCCAAAAGAAAGACAAAGCAATCAGCAGGGTATGACATTGAAAGTGCTGTTAATGTTGTAATCAATCCGGGCGAAACAAAATTGATTCAAACGGGGATAAAAGCATATATGGATGAAAATGAATGGCTGGGAATCTATATAAGGTCAAGCCTTGCAATTAAGTATGGGCTTGTTTTGGCAAACAGTGTGGCGGTAATTGATTCAGACTACTACAACAATCCGGAAAACGAAGGACATATCATGATGGCGCTTAGAAATACGTCGGGTTCGCCTTGCGCTATAAAAGTAGGAGACAGAATAGCGCAAGGGATATTCAATCAATATTACAAGGTGGATGATGACAGCGCTGATGGTGATAGGACCGGCGGTATGGGAAGTACAGGGAAATAGATGGAAATAACAGTGGGAAGCCTGTTTGACGGAATCGGCGGGTGGTGTATAGCAGCAGAACGAAACGGGGCTGTTCCCGTGTGGTCATCGGAAATAGAACCTTTTTGTATAGAAGTCACAAAAAAACACTTTCCGAACGTCATGCAACTTGGCGACATCAGAAAAATAAAAGGTGACAAAATACCACCAGTGGACATTATCTGTGCGGGGAGCCCGTGCCAAGATCTGTCGGTAGCGGGGAAAAGAGAGGGATTAAAAGGTGAACGAAGCGGACTATTTAGGACGGCAAATGACATTGTTTCCGATATGCTCAATGCCACAAAAGGAGAATACCCGAAATACTTTATCTGGGAAAACGTTCTTGGAGCATTTTCAAGCAACAAAGGGCGTGACTTTCAAGCCGTGCTTAGCGAAATCACACAAGCCAATATTCCAATGCCTGGATCTGGAAAATGGGCAAGAAGCGGAATGGTACGAAGTAAGAGATGTCACCTCGCATGGCGCGTCCTCGACGCTCAATATTGGGGCGTCCCCCAGCATCGAGAGAGAATCTTCCTTATTGCAAGTTTTAGAAATAGGGGGGGGTAGACCGGAAGTACTATTTGAGCCCGAAAGCATGTCAAGGTATTTTGCGAAGAGCGAAAGCAAGAAAGAAACGCTTACCCGAACTGCTGTACCAAGTACTGAAACATCAGTCTATGATATCGGAAACGGACAAACAAACTCAATAAGAATGAGAGAAAAAACAGGAGCGCTGAACTGCATGCATGACCAGAGATGCGTGCTTATCAAAACATACAGAATCGGATCATACGAAAGCGAAGGAATGAAAAGCAACAATCCGACAGCGGGCATAAAAGAAGTAGACAAAAGTAACACGTTAGATCTAAGTGGAAGTAATCCAGCAAGAAACCAAGGCGGCATCTGTATAAGCGTTCTCGATATGACACATGCGCAAGACGTTATCAGAGAAAGAAATGACGGAACAGTGCAGACACTCAATAACAGGATGGGGACCGGCGGGAATCAAGTACCGCTCATATACACATTTAACAGAGACGCAAGTATAAAAAACAACATGCCGATCTATGAGGATAAAACATCTACATTAAAACCATCAACAAGATTAGCGGTTGCCTATGCGATTGACTGTAGAAACAGTCGACTTTCGCAGATATCAATGACATTACAGGCAAAAAACCAAGGAGGATATAGTCTCAATTATCAAAATCCGATCATAGTTAAAGATTACGTCCGCCGCCTTACGCCGCTTGAGTGTGAAAGACTGCAGGGACTTCCGGACAACTGGACAAAGGGCGGGAGTGATACGGCGAGATACAGAGCAATAGGAAACGGAATGGCACAGCCATGTGCTGACTATGTAATGAGTAAGGTGGTTGAAGACATTAAGGAAGAGACATGAGTAAAAGTAAAGAAGAAGCAGTAATGCAATATGCAATAGCAGAACACTTTGGTAATAAAAATATTGTAATACCGAATGTTAGTTTTGCGAGAACATCATGCAGAATAGAAAAATATGATAAAGACGGTTGCTTTATCGGATATGAATACCCGTTTGCTGGAGTTACACATGAAGCCGATTTAATATGGCTAAATGAAAATGATTATTTAACGGAGGTTGAAATCAAAGCCAGTTATAGTGACTTCTTAGCAGATTTTAAAAAGAATGAGAATCACATGACAAAGTACACGAAGGCAATCTATTATGCATTTCCGCATAACATGTACAAAGAAAATGAGGGAAAAATCAAGAAAGTGTTGCTTGAAAAATTTTCAAAAGCAGGAGTAATTATTGTTGATGCAGAAGAAATGGCAGTAGACATAATAAAGAATTCTGAACATTTCAATGTTGAAAAGATACCGATTGAAGTAAAAATTGGGTTGATGCGGATCGGGTGTCAGAAATGGTGGAGGAGAAAATGAAACAAGAAAAAGCAGAATGGGTAGTAGGACTTGATGAAGATCATTTTAACTGTGACGATACATATCCGAGCAAAGAAGAGGCAATAAAAGCGGGGCGGGAAGAACTCATGAATGCTGAATCGTATAATCTCGAATCTTATGCAAGTTATTCAGAGGTTTTTCATGATGATATTGACGATGATATTATATGCTTCTTTGTTGGTCGGATAACAAGCCCGTGCCCAAAGGTATATGCAGATGATATCATTCAAGATTTAACGGATAGGGCATATGCAATTTACGGGGAATATGCAGAAGGTTTTCTTGAGGGTGTCGATAATGACGAGAAAGAAAAACTTGAATGCGCAGTTAATAATGTTATTCAGAGCTGGATTGATAAGTACAATTTAAATATCAATGCATTTTTAGTTGAAGATGTGGAGCAGGTGAAAGTATGAAAACACTAAAAGAAGAAGTAATTGAATTACTGATGAAAAGAATTGGCGTTGCAGAAAATGAAGAATTTGAAGCTCAATTTGCACATGAAGAATGCCAGGTCAATAAGTTTTGTAACGGAGAATTGCTTACAAAAGTTAATGAAGAATGGCGTGATGATTCAAAATGGGTGGTTTTTGTAAAATATTTCGATGTTTATGAATTTAAAGTAATTCCATTCAAACCGAAAATCGGAGATAAATATTGGTGGGTAGAAGTTGACGGTAAAGTATGTAGTGACATATCTGAACGAGGTTGTACGTTTGACTGCATGGCAATGGCAATAGGCAACTGCTTTAGAACAAAAGAATCGGCGGAAGCACACAAAGAAGAGATTTTAAAAATACTGAAAGGAGAAGGTCATGAGTGAGCCAATAATAAGTCCGTGGATATTCTATGTAGCCGATGTAGTAGGCAGTATAAATTTAGTTATTAATGTTTTGATGTGGATTTTGTGCATAGCTACCGCGATTGCATTTTGCGACTATATGTCAAATAGAAGTCCGTATAAAGAAGCCGAAACTATTCGAAACCAGAAAACATTTCATTCGTTATTAAAGATACTTGTCGTTGTCACGATATTAAATATTATGATCCCGGCACGAGACACTTTCTACAAAATGACTGTTACAAACTATATAACACCTGCGAATATAGATAAAGCAAGTGATATCGTAGATAAGATAACAGATAAGATTATTGAAAGAATAAACAAGAGGGATAAATGATAAAAGACTTTAAAACCGGGCAGGAATATCTCCAAGCGATATATAATCAACACCGGCGGTACCTGTCGGTGCAAAGAGAGATTGCGGAACGTAAATCACATATCTATCAAATAAAAGGGCAGCGATACGAAAAAGACAAGGTTTCCGGCGGAATACAGCCCGACCTGTCAGACAGAGTAATACTCGCAGAAAAATATGAAGAAATGGTTATGCAAGAACATGAAGATCTCATTATCGCGAGGATAGAAGCACGAAGACTGATAGACATGATAAAAAACGATGACGAGAAAACAATACTAAGAGAGTGGTATTTAAATCACAGGTCATATAGAGCAATATCAAGAACAATACGCATAAGCAGGAACAATATAACAAAAACAAAAGAAGCGGCAGAAGTAAGCTTTGAGATAGTATTTCAAAGACTGAAAAGAAAGATATATACTGGCAATAAATAAAAAAAGAAATCCATCGAAAGGTGGATTTTTTAATAAAAACTTATGAAAACACTTGACAGTATACCGAAAAAGATATATAATATATACAGAAAGGAGGTGAGAATGATAGAAAAGCAAGACTGGCAGTGGCTAATCGCAATCGTGATTAATGTAATCGTCCAAATCTGGGCGGTACAAGCCACAAAGCAAAAGCCCTCAAATCGGAAGCGCCGAAAACGAAACCGATAAGAGAGCGACGGGTAGGAGGGCGAAAGCCCTCTACTACCTGTATTATATCACAGGAGGTTAAGAATATGAAAACGTATGATGTTTTATTTGCCATATCTGCTATTGCAGGATTATATTTCATCGGTTTGGATAGGTATGGTATTGAGTGCTTAATAAGCGGCTTAGTTATCGGAGGATATATCGGATGGAGAGTGTCAAAGTAATTGATGAGGTGATGACAACGACAGAAGCTGCAGAGCGATGGAAAGTTTCAGTGGTGGCAATTAAGAAGGCGTGTTCCGGTCAAAGAGGGTATCCGCCACGGTTTACAGGTGAAGAGTGCCGAAAGTCAGGGCATATCTGGTTGGTGACACGTGCGGGAATGGAACGAGTTTACGGAAAGATTTAATCAAAATATAATAAAAAAATGCCAAAAAAGCCAAAAAGACCAAAAAAGACAGAGCAAGGTGTGATAAGATTAAGATGCGAAAATTGAATAGAAGAACTGCAAAGCCATGTAGCCGCTCAGAAATGGGCGGCTTTTGCATTTACTATAATTTCCAGCGGGACTGACTGCTTGACAGGAGCAACATGAGAAGAGCATTGCGCGAATGCGGACATCCGGGGTGCCACGCATTAACAAGAGAAAACTATTGCGATAAACATAAACAATTGCACATAAGAAATCCGAAAGAGTTTGAACGGGAGTCACCATCGAAACGAGGATACAATTACAAGTGGACGAAAGCGCGCAAGGCTTTTTTGGCACAGCATCCGTTCTGTGAATGTCCAGCGTGTAAAGTATCAAGGCATCCGCTGCCGGCTAATGTGGTTGACCACATCATTCCGCATCGCGGTAATCAAGAGCTTTTTTGGGATGAAAGTAACTGGCAGGCGATGAACAAGAGATGTCACGACAAGAAAACAGCAAGAGAAAACGGCGGATTCGGGAATAAAATTAAAGCTTGACGGACTACCCCCGGGTCAAAAATGTTTTGACCGGATGCGACAGTACCGTGCGCCTCCTCTTTTGTGAAAAAAATTCGGGAAATGGACCTTACATTAAACGCATGCGTTGAAATGTCAATTATGCGAAAATGGCAACATTAAAAAGAAAGGAGGGATAACATGTCCGGGCGTCCAGCAAAACCTATTGATTTACATATAGTTTCAGGCAATCCGAGTCACCTGACGAAAGCTGAAATCGAGCATAGAAAAAAATCAGAAATACATCTCGGAGAACAGAAATTAGTATGCCCGGTTTATGTAAAAACGAATAAAGAAGCATTCAAAAAATGGAAAGAAATCAAGAAACTTTACACCGGTTTCAAATTCGTTTCATCGGCGGACATCGGAGTGATTGCGAGGTACTGCATGGCGTTTGCGCAGTACATAGATTTAATAGAACGCCGGGACAAGATTGCTCGAATAGAATTAACAGGTGAAGAAACGACTGCAACACAGGAAATTCTTGAAGCAGAATACAGTCAACGAAAAGCCGCAAAGCTCTACGAGAAGATAGAGTACATTTTATCTACCGGCGGTATTATGGCAATGGACAAAGCAATCAATGCGAAAATGGCGGCACTCGTACAAATGGAAGACAGATTATTCTTGTCACCGCTTGCAAAAGTAAAGAATGTACCGAAAGAGCCAGAAAAGAAAGAAGAAGACCCGCTAAGTAAAAGGGGCTTTGATGTATGACGCTGAAACAAGAGCTGATCAGGTACAGCAGGAAATGCATAAAAGACAAAACGCATATATGCCAAAAACATCGCTGGGCATGTATGCGTTTTTTGCGGGATATAGAAATGGCGGGTACGAAGAAATTTCCGTATGTATTTGATGAAAAAAGAGCAGAGAGATTCTTTGCATGGGCCGCGATGCATAAGCACACAAAAGGAATCTTAGCTGGGCAGCCCATTATTTTTGAGCCTATCCGGCGGTTTATTTTCGGAAATATCTACGGATGGGTCAATAAAGATACGGGGCTCCGGCGTTTTAAAAAAGCGTATTGGCAGGTTGGGAGGAAAAATGCGAAATCACAATCACTCGCCATAGTCGGTGACTATGAAATGATGGCCATGGGGGAGCCGATGTCAGAAGTCTACATTGGGGCTACGAAAAGCATCCAGTCAAAAATCATCTACAATGAAATTCTGGCAATGCTTAGGCGATGGCCGGAGATGAAAGGAAAGTGGAAAGAAAGTTATGGTACCATCCGACACTTGAAAAGCGATTCGATTATCCGGGCGCTGTCAAAAGATGACGGGAAGACCGGGGACGGTCTCAATCCGCAGTGCGGTCTGATTGACGAGTATCACGCGCATCCGACGTCCGAAATATTAGATGTCATAGACACCGGTATGATGGCCAGAAAACAGCCGCTGCTGTTTATCATCACTACCGCGGGGACGAACTTCGGGGGACCGTGTTACAGAGTAGAATATCCACTGGTAGAAAAGATCCTTAATCCGGACATTGATTATGACGTACCGGACTATTTCTGCATGGTCAATGAGCTGGACAAAGATAAAGAAGGAAACCTAATTGATGATGTTAAAAACGAAAAATGCTGGATAAAAGCAAACCCGATTGTGGCGACATATCCGGAGGGCATTGCGAATATAAGGAGCGCGTTGAAAGTGGCAGTTGAGACACCAGAAAAAATGTCATCATTTCTCACGAAAAACATGAACATATGGAATCAGCAGTCCGGAGCCTCATATATGGACATGGGGAAATGGAACACCAGGGGGCGGATAGAAAGTTACGACTTATACGGACTGGATGCATATGTCGGGATGGACTTATCAAGTAAAGTCGATTTGACGTCCATCGGACTGGTTATTCCGGTCAAAAAGGATGTGACGAAGTATATTGTCCTCGGTCACAGCTTCATTCCGGAAGAAACGCTGCAGAGAAAGATAAAAACAGACAGAGTGCCGTATGATTACTATGCCCGCGGTGGCTGGCTGACGGTCAATTCTGGAGAAGTAGTCGATTATCGATACATGACAAAGTGGATGGTGGAAACGGCGGAAGAGCTGGGACTGAACATTAAAGAAATCTGCTATGACCCGTATAACGCAACTTATTATGCGCAGGAACTTGAAAAACTGGAGTATACATGTGTCGAAGTCCGGCAGGGCATGATGACTTTATCCGAACCGACAAAATCATTTAGAGAAAATGCGTATCAGGGAAACATTTTGCATTTTGAAAATCCGCTGCTTGACTGGTCAATCAGTAACGCGGTCACAAAAAAAGACCAAAACGAAAACATCATGCTTGACAAAGAAAAATCAACAAACAGAATTGACCCGATAGCGTCGGTAATCAATGCGTTTACACGTGCGCGGATTACCGAAGAAGATGATATGAGTGATTATATTTTGAGCGACGATTTCAGCTTATAAAGGAGGACATGTGAAAAAGATATTGTATGTGATTGACGACATTTTTCTGTTCGTCGGGTGCATTCTAATGATTGCCGGCGGTGTATTGATATCTCCCGTGGTCGCGGTATATACCGCGGCTATAGAGTGCCTGATTTTGGCATTTATTTTTGCCAAAGCGCAGAGAGGCGGTGGTAAATAATGCTTTTAAGACAGCTTTTTTCAAACCCGACGGACTCGGGTACACTGCTTAGCCCTGCAGACTGGCTCATATCCGCCATTAACGGTGACGGCGTAACGGCGGCAACGGCAAGTAAAAACAGCAACATTTATACGTGCGTCAACATTTTGGCTGACGACATCGGTAAACTGCCGATCCACACATTCAGGACCGGCGGGAAAAAGACGGAAGGGATGAAACATCCTGTCGCTAAACTGCTGTATAAACGACCGAATCCGCTTATGACACCGCTTGCGTTCAAACGAACGCTGCAATATCACATGGGATTTTACGGAAACGCTATCGCTTATATAGAATGGGGGACAGACGGGTATCCGAAGTCATTATGGCCGCTTGACCCGACAAAAACGACGATCCGATTAAACGTGGTCACTGGAACGCTGACATATACGACAAGCGATGCAAAAGGGGCGATGTACCATCTACAGCCGCATGATGTCTTGCATTTTTATGAAATGTCAAAAGACGGGCTCATCGGCGTGCCGAAATGGCGGACGCTGATTGACGAGCTGGACAGCCAAAATGCAATCAAGAAATTTCAGAGCCAATTTTACAAAAACGGAACAATGACGCACGGCGTGTTGCAAGCAGCGTCGAAGATCAATCCGGAAGCGAAAAAGAAACTCCGTCAAGAATGGGAAAAAATCAACGGCGGTATAGATAATGCCGGACGAGTCGCTGTTCTTGACCTGGGAATGGAATATAAGTCGCTTGGCATGCAGCTGGACCAGGCACAGTTTATCGAAACGCAGAAATTCGGAATTAACGAAGTCGCCAAGGTCTACCGGATACCGCCGCATAAGCTGGCGCAGCTGGATCGTGCAACGTACGCTAACGCCGAAGCAATGAGCCTTGACTACATCAAAACAACGCTTCTTCCGATCTTTACATCATGGGAACAGGAAATCAACTATAAACTGTTTACTGAACCAGAAAGAGAAAACTATTATGTGAAATTCAACGCCGCGGCTGAACTCAGAGGCGACAGTAAAGCAAGGGCTGAATACTACAAAGACATGCTCTATGCCGGCATTTATACGCTTAATGAGATCCGCGATATGGAAGAAATGGAATGTATAGGCGATGTAGGGGATATCCATCTTGCATCGCTGAATTATACAGATATTACCGTTCTGAAAGATTTGCAATTAGCAAAAGCGAAGAACGGAACACTGAAAGGAGGTGATGATAATGGGGAAAAGGGAAAGAAGAATCAATCAGACGCAGTTTGAGATTAGGACGCTGGAAGATGGTAAAACTATCATCTTGGAGGGGTATGCTCTCAAGTTTGGGAAACGGTCAGAAGACTTCGGCGGCGTTGATGAAATCTTAGAGCGCGGGTGTCTGGATAAAACGGACATGTCTAACGTCGTAGCGCTGATTAATCACGATCCGAACTATCCGCTGGCAAGAAATACCGTTCGCGAGGGACCCGGGCATCTAAGTCTGTCGGTAGACGACACCGGGCTGCGGTTCAGCTTGATTCCGACCGATACGGCGTATGCTAAGGATTTAATGACGAATATGGCAGCTGGCGTTGTCAATCAGTGTTCTTTTGCATTCACGTTGGCGGAAAGCGGCGCCGACTGGTCATATGAAAGCGAGAAAGACATGTACCATCGGGCAGTCAAGCATATTGAGAGGCTATGGGATGTATCGATTGTCACGACGCCGGCATACCCGGACACCGAAGCGCAGGCTGTACAGCGGTCAATGCAGGAATCGAAAGAAGCATACGTTAATTCTTTGAAAGAAGAGCAAGAAAACATTAGAAAACGAAAGCTCAATATAGAGCTGGAATTGTTAAATCAATAATTGCCGCCGAACGGCGGCTTTTAAATGGAGGAAGAAGAAATGACAGAAAAAGAAAGAGAATTGCGCCAGAGAATGGCGAAAGTAACCGAAGAAATCCGCGCGTTAATGGCAGATAAAAAACTTGACGAAGCGGAAAGTAAAACAGCTGAATTAAGAGAACTCAAAAGGCAGCTGGAGATTGAACAAACGCTGGCAGATGTTCCGGCAACGGTTCCCCCGGCGGCACGCGCGGCAGAAATCACCGACGAAGAAAAAAGAGATCTTATGTTCAGCGGGCTTGTGAAAGAGATTAAGCGCCAGATGCCGACGGACGCGGAAGCCGAAGTGTTGAAAGAAGCCAGGGCGGGCATGAAAGCGGGAGTTGACGCCGACGGCGGGCTTATCGTTCCGCAGGACATCTCAACTAAAATCAACGAACTCAAGAGAGCGCTGAATCCGCTGGACCAGCTTGTCACGATTACGCCTACAACTACTATGACCGGCTCCCGCGTTATAGAAAAATGGGCAGAAATGACGCCGCTTGAAAGCGTTGATGAAATGGCAACAATCAAAGAAATCGACGGTCCGAAATTTGAAAAAATCGCATACGCGATCAAAAAATATGCAGGCATTCTTCCGATTTCAAAAGAGATGTTGTCTGACACAGACCAGAATCTCATTTCTTATGTGAGTGCGTGGTTTGCTAAGAAAGATGTGGTCACAAGAAATAGCCTGATCATTGCAATCATGAAAACACTGGCAAAGAAGCCCGTTGCTAATGTAGACAGCTTGAAAGATATTCTGAATGTGGATCTTGACCCAGCGATTTCTTTGGCGTCCGGCATTGTTACCAATCAGGACGGATTTAACTTCTTAGACAAGTTGAAAGACTCCGAAGGGCGTTACCTGCTTCAGCCGAATCCGCTCAATCCGACGCAAAAACTGCTGTTTGCCTATCCGGTTACCGTTGTCAGCAACAAGTACTTGCCGACTGTGACATCCCCAAAGAAAGTTGCGCCGATTATTGTCGGGTCTCTGGCGGATGCAATCGTACTCTTTGACCGCCAGCTTATTACACTCGAAGGCACGGGTATCGGCGGGAACTCATTTATTCGTGATTCTTACGACATTAAAGCAATTACAAGGCTTGACGTTAAAGCGTTTGACAGCGCCGCAGCCGTATACGGCGAGCTAACGCTTGCATAAGAAGGAGGTATTATGAGCATTCTGGATGGCGTTAAAGCGTATCTCCGAGTTGACGGAAACCAGGAAGACGAGGTCATCCGGACACTCATCGATACCGCTAAAACGTTTATTTTGCAGGGGACGGGCGTCGAAGTCAAAGAGACTGACGCCCAATCTATCCTTTGTATGCATATGATCGTAGGGTACTGGTACGAAAACAGAAACGCAGTAGGACAGGGGGCAGAATTACCGTTCACAATTACTGCACAACTACTGCAATTAGAAACGAGAGGTGAATGACATGCTGATAAAAGCACTGGAGAAAATTATTATAAACGGAACAATCGTTGATGTCGGCGAGACGTACGACGGAACAGCGGAAGAATTAACTGCCTACATTTCCGGCGGATATGTAGAAGTACTTGAACAGGATGAAGACGCGGAAGATGATCCTGCGGACAATCAGAATGAAGAAGTAGATCAGGAAGATGAAGAGCCGGAGGAAACCCCAAAGGAAAGACCAAAGACAACGAGAAAGACTGTCAGGCGCACAAAGAAAACCGGAGCGTAAAGTATGAATATCGGGAAGCTCAATAAGCGTATCCGGATCATGCTACCGGTAGATATACCGGACGAACAAGGCGGGCGAACAAGAAAGTGGATTGTCAAACACACAGTATGGGGCAGCATCAAAGTACCGAGAGCATCATCGCAAATTATACAAGCGGCGCCGTCTTCGGAACTCATTTATGAAGTTGTTATCCGGCGGTTGAAAGACGAATTAACCGGGGCAAAATTAGCATGTGAAGGAAAAGAGTATGAAGTCTTGCATGCTTATGACGGCTATGACTATGCGACGGTTATGCAAGTAAGAGAAATCATGAAGAGAAAATAACATGGGAGACATAGAGATTGACGTCAAAGAGGCTAAAGCGGTTGTGGCAAATTACTGGATGTTCGATGGACACGTTCAAGCTCAGTTAGAAAAGACCATTAACAAGAGTTTGCGAAACATCAAACGTGGAGCGATGGCAAGAGTATCAAGTCGGGGTCCGAGAGTCAATTCATCGGGACGCAAGCTGGATATCAAATCAAGGATCAAAGTGAAACGTGCTAAATTCGCAAAAGGCAAATTGGGCGGGCGCGTCATAAGCGCCGCGCCGCATTCTCATCTTGTAGAATACGGAACAAAACCGCACAGCCTGGATAAAGGTGCAAAACGAAAAATAATGGTAATTAATGGGCATCCGGTTTCAGGTAAAATCATGCATCCAGGGGCAAAGAAAAAACCATTCATGCTACCGTCGTATATGCAGGAACGCCCCGAATATCTGGAATCGGTCAAAAACATTGTTAAGCAGGAGGTAGATAAAATGAAATGAAAAGGATACCACTTAACGCATTAGCTAAGGCGTTATACAAAAGGCTCACAGAGCATCAGGACATTCATGTCTATGATGATGTAACTGTAGAAGCTAAAGCCCCGTACATTACGATGGGGCTTTTTACGTGTAAAGACACGGGAACAAAAATCAACGACATATGTGACGCATCTATCTCTCTTGATATCTGGTCGGACTATTCAGGAAGAAAAGAAGTCAACTCTATCGCAAATGACATTATCACATTGATACAAGCCGCTCCGTTTAATGACGTAGGAGACGGATTTCGGGTAATGGGAACTGATGTAGATTTCTTTGAATCCTACGCGGAAGAAGATCACGGGTATCACGGAACCATCACATTTATTTTTAAAGTACAGAACATGGAGGAATAAAATGGCAATTACAAAATTACCGGAAAATCCGAATAAGGCATCGGCATCTTTGGGTAAGGAATTTTTACTGGCAGTCAACACAGGAACAGTCGCAGTACCAGTGTGGAAAAATGTTGGCGGGCAGAGAAGCACATCTTTAAAAAGAAGTGCCGATGAAATTGATGCTTCAGATAAAACCACTGGAGGATGGAAAGTTACAAAAGCTGGATTGAGATCATGGTCAATGGAAGCGGAGAGCGTTGTCATTATTGACGATGAGGGCGCAGAAGCATTGGCGCTGGCATTCGAGACCGGGAAAGAGGTCAACTGTAAATTCATTTACCCGGACGGATCTGCGTTCACTGGATGGGGATCTGTTACCGATTTCAGCATAGAAACGCCGCACGACGATACAGCTACGCTAAGCTGTACAATCAACGGTAATGGACCGCTGACGAAAGTACCTAAAGTGCCGTAATCAAGTGACCGTCATTTCCGGCGGTCATTTTCTTTGAAAGGAGAAGATGATGAAAAAGACAGTACCGTTTCCGTTATTTGGAGACGATAACGATTATTTGACGCTCAGCGTCGGAGACTTGATCATAGTAGAAGAGATGATGGGAGGAGAGTCGATCGTCGACATCTGGGGCAAGTTGATTAACGGACAGTATACGTTAAAGATGATTTACACGATCTTACCGATTGCCTACGCGGATTGCGCTAAAAACGCAGGAAAAGAAGTAAAAATCGATGAACTTATGGAACAGGGGCTTGAAAAGGGAATCGGAATAGGGAGTTATGCCATACCGATAGCGAGAGCAATTGTAGAATCTGGGATATTTGGCCGCCCAAAAAACGAAAAAAGGACAGTAATTCAAACAGAACGCAGGTCATATCGGCGCGGAAATGGCTGGAAGCGGTAGAAGTTCCAGCATATGGACTGCTGAAAATAAAACCGAGTGAATTGGTTAAGATGCAGGTACACGAAATAGAAGCTATGTTTGACGGGTATCGTCTACGTTGTGACGATTTAAATTTGCGTACGGCATATTTTGTGTATTGGATCATTGCGCCGCATCTGCGTAAAAGCAGCAACTTATCACCGGAAAAAATAGCGAGACCGCTTATGCATAAAAAGGAAAAGAGTAAAAACGAACTACTGTCCGAAAAGAAACACTATATGAAATTTGCAGAGAAAATTGCAAAGAAAGGAGGCGCATAATGGGAACTGTAGGCACGCTGGTTGCCAGACTGGGAGCGGATACATCGGGACTAAGAAAAGGACTGAAAGAATCCGAAGGACTGATACAGTCAACAGTGAATAAGATCAACAGTATCAAAGCGGAACTTCTGTCTATAAGCGCCATAGCGCTTCCGGTCAACTCCGCCAAAGAATGGGCGGCGGCTGTCAATGATCTGGAAGATAAGACCAACATGACTGGAGAAAGCGCAAGCCGTCTGCTGGCTGTAGGTGAATACGTGGGGCTGGCTACGGATGAAATGTCGGGGGCTATGGCTAAAATGTCAAAAACCGCATTCACCGCGGCAGAAGCTATAGAAAAAGCGTCGGCTTCCGGGAGTGTGAGCAATGATGTTTTTACAAAATTCGGAATTCAAATATTAGACACCAACGGGCATTTGCTTTCCGCAGAGCAAATCTTAGAGAACGTCACAGAAAAGCATAGATCTATGGCTAATGGCGTAGAGAAAACCGCAATGGAAATGGAGATATTTGGGCGCTCAGGGGCTAAGCTCAACGACCTACTTAATCTGACAAGAGACCAGTTTCAGTCGGTATATGAGACGGCGGAAAAATCAGGGCTTGTACTCTCGCATGAGACGACACAGGCGTTTGAAGACGCGACGTTTGAAGTGAATAGATCAAAAATGGCATTAAAAGGGCTGGCCGTTTCAATCGGGGCGGAGATGCTTCCGCAATTGCAGGCAATGTCAAACGGACTAAGAGACGCGACAGAATGGTTCACGAATTTATCACCGGAAGCGAAACACGCAGCGGTAGTCGCGCTTGAAGTGGCGGCAGGGATGTCTGCGGTTTCTATTGGTATACGCGGAGTGATGGCCTTGGCGGGGCCTCTCATCGGTGCGATAAACGGGATTGCAGGGGCATATACGGCACTGAAAATAGCAGCGGGCGGAGCTGCTGCCGCCATGGTGTATGTCGCGTCTATCGCGGGCACGGTGGCGGCAGTAGGAGCCGTGGCTTATGGCGCATACAAGAAATATGATAACTGGAGCGCCGGCGGAGAGTTTGACTATAGTGAAGAAACAGATGAAGTCTTTATCAAAGGTCAAAATCCGTATAAATCGGATGAAGAAAACGCACAATTAGCTGCCGAAAACCAAGCTGCTATCGACGCCCAGGCAGAAGCTATAAAGGCTGAACAAGAAGCAAAGATAGCAGAAGCGCAAAGAAAAGCACAGGAAGAAGCGGATAAAGTCGCACAGTCTCTTGCCAACTCGCAGATTGACTTTAGCGGCGGCGGAGGAGGTGGCGGCGGCGGATCTAGTGGTGGAAAAGGTAAAGCAGAAAAAAAGGAGAGAGATACATCGGCTGAAGATGCGCGAAATTATCTTGCGCTATTTGACGATGCTACGAAAAAAGCAGAGCAATTCGAGAGCATCTGGAATTCTATTAAAGGAACCAACGACTTCACTCTTTTTGGGAGAGTTGATGAGCAGGTAGATAAAGTACGGCAAGCATATGAAGACGCTAAATCGGCGAGAATACAAGCCGAAGAAGCCGGAAATGAGAAAGCAGCAGACATCATCCGTAAAACGGAAGAAGAACGGCTTGAATTGCTTAAAAAAACAGAAGATGAGGCACTGTCGATAAAAAACAACGCTCTATCACAGCAAAAAGACGCATTGCAAAAATATAATCAAGAAATGAGACAGATAGAAGAAGAACATAATGCTCTTCTTTTTGAAATGTTCCAAGGCCGGCTTTCTGCAGAAGACGAAGCCAGAATGACGCAGTTGGAGACGGAGATGGCCGAGAACAACACAAGACAGGAAATGATGCAGGCGTATAACGACTGGAGAATGGAAGCGGAACAGACGTATATGGATTTTGCGATAGATGCCGGAAATGTGCTGAAAGACAGCTTGGCGAGTGGCATAGCAGATGCTATAGTCAATGGCAAAAATTTAGCAGCGGTTTTTGGGAATATTGCGAAACAGATTATACAGATGTTTATCCAGTGGCAAGTGAAACGGCTGGCGGCGTCTGCGTTATCGAAAGCACTCGGAACGAAAGATGCTCTTGCTAAAAAAGCACAAATAGCGGCGGAACTGCCTACGGCCATAGCGCTTGCCACTGCTTACGAAACAGCCCATCCCGGATCAGCCGTACGCGCCGCTGCTGCGGTTCCGACAGCAATGACATCTGCAATGGGATTTAGCGCGTTCGCATCAGGCGGCATCATTACAGCTCCGACGTTTGCACTGATGGGCGAGGGAAAAAATGATGAAGCTGTTATCCCGCTTAGAAAAGGCATTTTCTCGGACTTGCTGGGGATAGATGATAAGCAAGAACACGTACAAACAACGCATAATCAGGTTAATTTCAATGTCAGCGCTCTGGATCCGGCAAACTTTTTCGATTTACTGCGTGAGAGCTACGGCGATAAGATAAAGCAGTTTCTTTTTGACGATTCGCAAGGTTTTGCGTCAGAGAGCGGGGTATTCGGATGATAATTAAAAAATTCCCGGAATTGCGGAAGTTAGCATACTCAAGTACTAAAACGCAAAAGTGGAACACGCAAGTACAGAAATCGGGAAGCGGGAAAGTCCGCACACTGACAAATCAATTGTATCCCGAATGGACTATTACGGCGAAACTTATCGAGCTGACCAACGCAGAAGCAAGAAAATTAATGGGGTTTGCGGCGCTCTTAAAGGGCGCTCATACTCCTTTTTTGTGGCTCGACCCGGAAGACTATGAAGAAAAAGGAATACAGCTGCCACTGATCGCAAATGGAATTTATCAGGCGGTCATGAAAATGGGCGACTATGTAGAGCCGGTCGAGTATATCGAAAAAGTGACGGTATATGTAGACGGCGTGAAACAAGCAAGCGACGCATATACAGTTACCGGCGGGACAGTGAAATTCAAAACTGCTCCGTCAAATACCGCTAAAATAACCGCGGATTACACGTATTACTGGAAGGTTATGCTTGCTGATGACGGCATAGAAACAGAGAACATTTTTGTTGATTTTAACAAGTCGAAGACATTTAAAATGGTGACTGTACGATGAAAACAGTGAATGAATCGTTAAAAATATACTTAGAAACGGAAAAGAACATAACATCGTGTGACTTGTATGAGCTTGTCTTATTTAATGGCAATAAATATTATTATGCGGACACCGACATGGATATTTCTTTTAGCGGCAATTTGTACTTGCATAACGCACTTTTGATTAAACGGCAGCAAGTCAAGATCCACGATTGCGTTGTAGTTGATACAATGACCGTTACAGTACAAGCCGATATCAATGACAAACTGGAAGGATTGCCGTTTTTGCAGGCAGCTCATAATGGGGCGCTGGATAGAGCTAAATTGTACCTCCGGAGATGCTTCTTCCGCGATCAATCAGTTGTCGGCGCAATTGACCTGTTCGGCGGAAATGTTGAGGTCAAATCTGCGGGAGGTATCAAGATTGAACTGTCTGTCAAAGCTGAAACACAGGGGCTGAACATGGAGTTTCCAGTACGCAGGTACTACCCGCAGGGAAGCTACACGACGAATGCTGACGGCGTTATTTACAGTAAAGAAACCGACGCCGCGACGCTGATTGCGCCGTTCGTACCGAGAAGAGAGGTGCTCTTATGACATCCGGCGAGAAAATAGCGAAAGCTGCTGCAGCGTGGCTAGGCACACCGCATATCAACGGCGCAAAGGTAAAAGGCCGCGGAGTAGACTGCGGCATGCTCCTGGTGGGCTGCGTAGAAGATGCGGGACTGCTGAAAAAAGACAGTATCCCGATCGAACCGTACAGCAATGAATGGCACTTGCATCACAGCGAAGAGTGGTTTTTGAGTTACGTACAAAAATACTGCGATGAAGTAGAAGACATGCAGCCCGGGGATTTCCTGCTGTATCAATTCGGACGGTGCATTTCCCACGGTGCCGTCTATGTCGGAAAAGGACGTGTTATTCACGCTTATATAGACCGCGGCGTAGTCATGACGGACCTTTCCGACGTAATGTTTTCCGACGCGAAGGGCAGAAGCCGCCTGCGCGGCATATACCGATTTAACAAAAAGAAGGTGAGACGATGAGCTTTTTTCGCGGAAGAACAACGACAACACGGGCAAATAAGATAAGTGAATTTACTGTCAACACCGCAGAATACGGAGCCGTCGTACCGGAAATCATCGGTACAGTACGAACTGCGGGAAATGTAATTTACTATGATGATTTCACCGCTCACGAACACCGCGAAACGCATAAAGCGGGGAAAGGTGGCAAGTCTAAGCAAGTCAGCATTACCTACACCTACACGGTAGCGGTCATTTTAGGACTTTGCGAAGGGCCAATTGCTGGGATCGGAAAAGTGTGGATTGGAAAAAATGTACACGATTATCCGGCAGAGGACATTCAGCTGACAATGTTTAATGGAAAAGAAAATCAGCAGCCCTGGGCATACACGCAGGGTAAACATCCAGATAAGGCATTACCGTATCCGGGATTGGCGTACATGGCGGGCGTTATCGATTTAGGTGATTCGGGCTCGATGCCGTCGTACAATTTTGAGGTCAAAGGCAGGCTATTAGAGACCGGAGATGGTGTCGATGTTAATCCGGCAGACTATATCAGATACGTACTTGACAAAATCGGTAAAAAAGACATGCAGATCATCGGGCTGGACAACTACAGAAAATACTGTAAAGAGGCCGACCTTTTAATTTCCTCTCCGCCAGACGAAGACGCAAAAGCCGCCCGGGAAGTCGTAAATGAAATTGCAAAACTGACCAATGCGTATGTGTTTTGGAGCAATGACAAGCTGAAGATCGTACCGCTGGCAGATAGACCGGTAGGGAACTGGACACCGGATAAAACAGGTATTACAGATTTGACGTTGGATGATTTCCTGCCGCAGACTGGCGGGGCTCTTGTAACGTATAAAAGAAAAGACAGCTCTGCGATTTACAATCAATTCCCGGTTGAGTTCATTAATCGCGCGAACGGCTACGAAAAAGAATCCGTCAGCTACGAATTCACCGAAGACATCAAGAACTACGGCGTAAGAGCTGCCAGCGTAACGAATGCTCATTATGTCTACACGAAAGAACGGGCAGTTAAAATTGCTGAACAGTTGGCAAGAAACAATAAGTACGAGAGAACGCAATACACATTTAAACTCGACTGGAGCCTGTGTCGTTTAGAAGTCGGCGATTTAGTGCGGCTGACCGATAAAAATTCGGGTATCTTTGAGCAGGTCGCAGTCATTAACGGTATCACAGAGGGCACCGACGGATGTCTGACGGTAACGGCCATATCAAGAGCACCGGGAGACTATCCTGCGGCGAAGTACAACGTACACGCAAACGATCGTCCGTATATTGATTACAACAAAACCGCACCCGACACTGTGCCGATTATTTTTCAACCGCCTGCAGATCTTACCGCAGACGGACTGGAGCTCTGGATTGCTGCTAAAGGTAAAACTGAGGGCTGGGGCGGATGTACCGTGTACGTCTCTGACGACAACACAAACTATCGAACAGTCGGGCAAATTGCAGGATCCGCGCGATGCGGTAAATTAACACAGCCGCTGTCACCGATGCCGAATCACCCGTCTGGTAATCAAGTATTTGTGACGTGTAACGATCAATTGCTTAGCGGTACGCCGCAGGACGCAGAACGCAAGAATACATTATGCTGGATAGACGGCGAGTGCATGAGTTACATCAACGCTAATTTGCAGTCAAACGGTGCGTGGCTGCTGTCCGGGTTATACCGCGGTCAGTGCAATACGACGATAAGAATGCATGCTAAAGATACAGACTTTGTCCGTCTTGACAATTCAGTATTTAAAGTACCGTTCACGAAAGATGACATCGGTAAAAAGATTTATCTGAAATTCTGCTCATATAACATCTTCGGCGCAGGCAATCAAGATTTGTCCGAAGTTAGAGCTTACGAGTACACACTCACGCCGTACTACATACCGTCGGTTACGAATTTAACCGCATATAACCGTTACAGGCAGCTCACGGATGGCGTGTCTCGTTATGACATTGTCATAAACTGGACGCCGCCGGAACTGCAGAGTTACATGCAGGGTGATGTGTGGTATAAGACCAGCAACGCACAGGCAAAAGATCTCGTTATCAAAGAGGGCACCAAAGGCTCTGAACTCGGATTCAATGGCGAGTGGACATTCGGCGGAAGCGGAAAAGACCAAGTCGTCATTCCGCAGGCAATCGTCGGGGATACCTACCTGATTGCGGTCTGCACAAAAGACGAATGGGGTGAAAGTACAAGCCCGGATACATCTCCACAGCTGAAGATCCTTGTCGCACTTAAGACGGAAATCCCGAACACACCTGACGAATTCGGCATAGATTTTGGAACAGCGTGCACGGCCAGCTGGAAAGAAGTCACGAATACCGACGTTGCGTTTTACGAGATCCGAACAGATGAGAACGCAGGCGCTGAAACGTCTGGGCTGTTAGCACGGACAAACAACCTGTCGGCGATACTGCCGCTGACAGAACGGAGCGGGAAACTGTATCTGTACGCAAAATCAGCCATCGGCAAATACTCTGCGCCCGCTATTTTGCAGTATAACAAGCCGGTACCGAAAAAACCTAATCAGCCAGCGCTTACAAGTACAATCGGCGGTTTCGGGCTGACAGCAGAAGCGATTCCGAAAGACTGCGCCGGGATGAACATTTACATCAGCGGCACTGACGGGCAGAAGACAATTAAGACCGAAAACAACAGCTACAGCTATACCTGTGGTGCAGGAATCTATGATGTATCTATCGCTTACTATGACCTGTTCGGAGAAGGTGAGAAATCCGGAGAAAGCCGCGTAGTCGTTAAAGTCTCAATCTCTAAAGAAATGCTTGAGGATGAGGTGGTTAGTCTTGCGAAAGTCGATAACTTAATCAAGCAGAAGCTCGAAGCGGGCGCAATCGCAAAGCAAGACGTAACGACCATTGTCTCAAATCTCGGAAATCTCATGCTTGCAAAAGCGAATTACAGTGCCATCGCTCAGATGACAGACGCTATCAATCTACGAGTGCAGAAAGGCGATGTTGTCAATCAGATCAACTTGTCGCCGACGACTACGACGATTGCGGGCAAGTATCTGCACGTCACAGGGCAGACCGTCTTTGATAACAACGTCATTGTGAGCCGCATGCTTGCGGCAAAAGCGATTACGGCTGATAAATTGGCGGTTACGTCGTTATCGGCGATTACCGCAAATATCGGCACGTTGCGCACAAAAACAAGCGGAGCGAGAACAGAAATCAAAGACAACTTGATTGAAGTATATGACAGTAACAATATGTTAAGGGTACGGATGGGAGTGTGGTAAGAATGTACTATGCGTTAATTGTAGTTGTGACTATTGGTGTCATTGCGTATGCGTGCTTGAAAAAGAAGAAACGAGGCAACACAGAAAAGCCGCAGGAGAAAAAGCCTGATGACAACGGTGGTCATACAGAAATTACGGTAAATGTACCGATAGAAAGTAAGGGATACATAGTTAAAGACGGGATTAAGAAAGAGGTGACAATAAGGTATATGCCGCAGGGATTACAAGTTTTTGATGAGAACGGGGTATGCGTATTAGATGTTACCGACAGGCTGGTTAAATATCTCGGAGTAGTCCAAATCAATGGAACGAACGGAAGTATTACTAACGACGAATTAAGTGATGGGGATTTGTGGTATTATCCGCTAAATATAAAAACACCGCCATTGACTCCGTCAATTCATACCGAGTATCATATGCCGACAATAACAAAAAATGGGAAAAGCATATCGTGGGATTACGGATCATATCCAGCTGATAAACGATTGTCTATGGTTCTTTTATACGGGGTGTACTAACATGACAAGTGCGGGAATTACAGTATATAACGGCGATAATAAGTTAACTGTTAACCAGACATACAAGAATCTTGTACTTAAGCGAAAAATAAAATTGATAGATTTAAAAACGGTAGAAATTGTGAGAAGAGATGTGCCTGTATTAGATCTCGCAAAAGATGAAATCCTCGTTGCGGTGGGTGGTATGACTTCAAATAACAATATGTTGATAATTCAAGATTATGACTACGAGGCAAAACGAATTGAGTTTCGCGGTGTAGAGTACAGCGAAGATGAGGATACCGATGACGAAATATTAGATATTGAAGATTTTAGAAATGCATACCCGGATGTATATGCTTATGTGTTCGGCCTTGACACGAGTACACCAGCACAAAGTGGAGTCGGCTTACAAGTATTTAACAGCGTTGGATGTTGCGTATTTGACAGCACTAAAGAATATATGAGGGTAAGACATTTTGGACCAACAGGGTATACATTGCCGTCGGCAACAAATAAGTATGCCATATGCCAGATCGGATCAGATATAGCTTATACAGAAACAAAGGGAGAGTTTGGCGGCAGTATAACGGAAGTAAGTTTCCCGGCGATTGTCAACGGGAAAGTACAGGTACGAACGTTATCTATGTACTATGCAACGGGATTCCCCGGATCTGGCGATTCATATCATTATGATGCATTTAATTATATGGTGATCGATGTTACAAATTACTAAAAAGGAGAGAAATCATGAAAAGAAACTACATCGTAAACGGCAAAGTGTCCTATCCGCAAAATGACGGGGTTTTGACTACATTTAGTTTTCACAATCCCGAGACAGGCGAAATGCTGACGATACAGACAACGTCGCAAGAAGAAACCAATGAACTGAACTACGGCGATACTGTCACTCTTGAAATTAAAAAAGCAGAACTTGAAACGGTCGAAGCACCAGAAGAAACCGAGGTATCTAAATGAAACCGCAGACATTTCAACATCCGGAAATAAGAGATGAAAACGACAACATCATACAGCCCGGAGCATTCGGGAAAAATACACCGTTCTGTACAAAAGGGAACGATGGCATATTCGATTATTTCGCGAACGATATCGAATATCTATACAAACAAGGCGCGGCAGATGATAAAGATTTCAAAGCAAAGTCATTAGCGGTAACGGGTACGAGTGACCTTAATTTAGTCAATGCTGATACGGTCAAAGCAAAGTCATTAGCGGTAACGGGTACGAGTGCAGCACCAACAGCACCGACAGGTGACAATTCTAAAACAATCGCAAATACAGAGTTTGTGCAAAACACAGTATCTGGACTTGTCGGAGCCGCACCGGAAACTCTTGATACGCTTAATGAACTGGCAACCGCGCTTGGTAATGACCCGAATTTCGCAACAACGGTCTCTAATCAAATTGGAAAGAAAGCGAATCAAACAGATTTAGCGGCGGTATCAACAAAAGTAGACAAAAAGGCGGAGCAGACGGACTTAGAATCCACGGCGTCGTTTGTTAATCGACTGCAACGCAAGAAAGCATATAAAGTCGGCGATATTGTCTATTCATCTAAACTACCATCATGGGCATATCTTGAATGCACGCAAGCAGGCACAACAGCAGCCACCGAACCTAATATGTCAACCGTATCGGGGGGGGTAGAAGTTAATGACGGAAGCGTGAAGTGGACAGTTAAAACTGTAACTGCAAAAGAATATGTTGATGAAAAATTTGATAATTACGGACAGATGGAAACAATTAATGCGACTATAGACCCACAATATATCGAAAATTTATCATGTGTAAAAATAAAAAACATAGTGCATCTTTTTGTACGAATGAAAGGTGCAAAGGAAGGTCTCATTGAAATTGCATCGGGGCTACCAGAATCATTTATAAATCTTGAATTTTATGCCCCTATAAACAACAGCAACGGTAAAGCTGTACGATTGACAATAAATACAGATGGTAAACTATATCTCAGTTATACGGATGAATATACTACATCGCCAGGACATGAATCTGTTGCGTGTTTAGTATATTTAACAAACGATTGAAAGGAGTAAACAAAATGCGGGAAATAACAGATGGAAGCGCGAAATTCAGAATAGTAGACAAAAGAATGAAAGCCAGAGCAACCGGAATCGTAAATAAGAAATTTTTAGGGGATATCGGATTTGTGACGCAGCATATCGGTACCGTTGTTGCCGAAATCGTAGGTTATACAGAAGAAGGATATCGGCGTGTAAAGTTTACCGTGCAATGCTCGTGCATTGATACAGGTACTAATACAACAGAGTTTAGATGGCTGAATTTTTACAATAATTCGATCGGCATTGCCACGGCTTACTTTGATAAATACCTGCAATCTAAATTCGTTAAGCATGAATTACTTACGTATCCGATGATGTACTGCGATGTGCTGACGAAAGAAGAAAAAGGATACGGCGCGTATGTAGAGCTCTCTGGCGGTTTTGTCAATTTATCACGCATGTATACGGCTGACGGTAAAATCGGAATGTATCCGAACTCCATGCTGAAAACAGGGAGTTGTATGTTTGAGTTTATTTCTGATTTTACGAATGAATAAGGAGGCGGTGCATGATGGAAAGAAATGAAGGCGAAAAAATAACAATGCAATTTGTGGAACGGATGGCAAAAATGGAAGAAAAACTTGATATGCTTGTTAAAATGCTCCCGGAAATTACAGCACTGCAAATTGCACAGGCGCGCTCGGAACAAAACGCAGCATCGGCTCACAACAGAATTGACAACATCTATAAAGTGGCTGGCTTGATCTCAACTATTATTTCGGTGGTCATTGCATTAATCGGAAGGGCGGTGTGATATGAAAAAATTAAAATCACTCTGGAGAAAAGCAAAAAGCTACTTCAGAAAATTAAACGCACCACTGTTATACTGGGCGATACTCTATGCGGTTATCTGCATTTTCTGTATTCTTCTTTATATCCTTATGACAATAGCCGACTGGCTGATCACGGGAAAAGGAAATGAGCCAGAACTAAGACTTTTCATCACAATGCTTTTATCTGCGGGGGCAGTCGGTGGCATAGTCGGAATCGGGAAGATGTTTGTGGACAAAGACAACAATAAAATACCGGATGTTTTCGAAAAGGACGATGGGAAACCACCGTTCTTTTTTGCGAAAGGAGAAAAAAATGACGAAAGAAGAACTGGCAATAGCGATAGCGAAAGGAATAATTGAGACAGGGATTGAAGGGGACTACGGTTCCGTCTCTTGTTCCACCGCTGGAGACTATCCATCAATTGGCGTAAGCCAATGGGAAGGAGAAAGGGCGAACAGGTTATTAGAAAACATTTCCGGCGGAGCGCATTATGCTTACCGCAGTTACTCTGATTTGAGATGTTCCGGCGATCTCTGGGCGCTAAAAGAACTCTTGATGAGTGATGAAGGACAGCAAGCACAGCTCGATATGCTTGCTGAAGACTGTGAAGACTATGTAGAAACACTCTGGGAAGTCCCGGATCTTGATAACACAAAATGCACAATCTACGCAGGTATGTGGTGCCCGACATCTGAAACAGTGGTAAGAAACTTCTTAATGCGAAGACAAGAAAGAGGATATGACCTGCGGGACATCAATGTAATTTATGAACTTTTCATGGAACAGTATGCCTACGCAGCATGCTGTGAAGAATACGCAGAGGGTTACGCAAATAGAGCCACTGCTACTTATGAATATGTAATGAGCTTGGAGGTATAAATGTGGAAAATCAAAAAAGGGCCTATTTTATCGGCGGTCTTGCTGTCGCTGTGGTTGTCGCCTTGTTCATATATCTCGTATGCACAGGCACCAGCCGAAACGGTAACGATGCAAAGGACGCAGTACGAGATACTCAAGAGTACAGCAAGCAATCAGCAGATGCGGTTAGATCAGCTGGAAAGCAAATTAAATCAGCTGGAGAGCAACTCGACCGAAGCATCTCAAGAGTTGACCGAGCTACAGAATCAGCTGACAGAGTGCAGAAAAGAATTGATGAGAACGCAAGAACAATTGCAGAGTGCAGAGATATCATTAAAGACAGCAGAAGAGAACTTGCTGAAGCTGCAGACATCTTTAGACAAATTGACGAAGAAAATTGATGAATTAACACATGATTTGAAAATTGCTAAGCGGCAAAGAAACCTCTGGTCATACATCGCAGGAGCAGTGGCAACAGGCTGGCTGGTAGACAGATTAAGTAATTAACGGGGCGGGAAACCGCCCTCTTTTTTTATTGCGTGAATTAATTTATAGTGGTATTATATAGACGTCAGAGGGAAACCTCTGTGGGTTTAAATAATCTGAAAAAGGAAAAGGAGCAGGGAGAAATCCTTGTTCTTTTTCTGTTGCATGATATAAAAAATAATTATAACAAAACACTTGAAAAGATATTGACAAATCAAACATGATATTATAATATATAATCAAGAAAGGGGAACACCCCCACAGATTATTTAAAACCACTAAGGAGGAAAACAAAATGATTAGAAACATCGGAATCGAAGAAGGCGGAAGAATTTTAACGGACGGAAACCGGACAATAAAATTTGAAAGAGTAGACCAAGGATATGAGATGTACGAGTTAAGCGGGAACAGATACACCCGCTGCGGCATAGTAAATGCCGACGAAGAAACCACAGATACGGATTTGTGGAACATGACAACAGACGATTTGTACTAAAAAAGGAGGCATAAAAAATGAAAATTGCAATTACGGACAGAAATAACGAAATTAAGGATCTCAATTATCGAAAAAACGGACTTGACATCACAGAAGACTTGGTAGGATTCGGCCCGATGCCGGCGTACAATGATGAGGTTGACGCCTATGAAATGAGGGAAGATGAGTATAACTGGTGGAAAAACCTCATTGCGATGCAAGAACGCTGCGATGAAATGGAAGAAGAAATTGATGATCAAGACGCCATTGAAGATATGAAAGAACAGTGCGGAAATACCGACCTCGAAGACAGCATAAGACAGTATAAATATCTGCTTGAGGAATATACTGAAAACAAAAAAGGAGAATGAGGATGAAAGAAAATAAAACAGGCTGGGGCGGGCGTCGTAAAGGGTCCGGCGCTAAAAGAACACTGCCGCCGGGTGCCCGAAGCCGATCTATTAATATGACCGATGAGGAATTATTAAAAGTCAAAAAAGTTTTAAATGAGTCAAGGAGGAATAAAATGTTTAAATTGTATGGAATGCAAGACGTTAAAAAAGGTATTTTGTTCAATATCGAGGGGAGCCCGAACGGAGTGATCGCCGTCGCTACCGCATTGAAACCCGGATTGAATGAAAGGGTGGAGCTTGTCGATGATAGATTTAGAACAAGATTCAAGGTTTATGTGAGCACCGAACCGCCCGCTAATTATCCAGTAAAGAAATCGATGATCGGTGAAACTGTTCTTATCGGCAGCGGAAACGATCTAAATGATTTAAAAGAAATAGAAACATACGGATTAGTCAGAATTAGCATATACAAGACTTCTGACAGGATTCATGTGCAAGTCGAAGAAATCGACATGGGGGATATCACAGTAAACGGAGAAGGTACAGACTGGACTGTAGAAGAAAATAACGGGAGGTTTAAAGGTTTAGACGACTACGCAGAATACTTTGTAAAATCTATTAAAAATGCAAAAAGCGCAAAGCAGAATGGAAATGAAATCTTCGTGGTGAAATATTATGAAGACATTGACGATTATGCGGAAGTAAAATATAAATTATCTGTAACAAAAGATATCGTTGGAGCGATCGGCTGCAGCACACGTTCTATAAAAAGAAGTGAGCTATAAAACAAAAGAGCGATAATGATATCGCTCTTTTTAAATTTCGGGAGTATGTACTCTAAGTTTTTATTGCGAAAACAGAACGTTAGTTCTACAATAAAAATAAGGAGGGATACAATGGAAATCAACAAAATATACTGCGGAGATTGCTTACCAATATTAAAAACATTTGATGATTGTTCAGTGGACGCGGTGATTACAGATCCGCCGTACAGTTCCGGCGGTGCAACAATGGCGGAGCGACAAAAAGATCCAGTAAAAAAATATGAGCAAAGCGGAAATAAAATAATTCATCGACCGACATTCTGGGGTGACACAAAAGATCAGCGAAGTTGGATGCATTGGTGTAATTTATGGATATCCGAATGTCAAAGAATTTTAAAACCGAACGGATACTTCTTGATGTTTACGGACTGGCGGCAGCTTCCTGCAGCAACTGATGTATTACAAATCGGCGAGTTAATATGGCGGGGAATTATTTCATGGGATAAAGGTAATAGCGCGAGGGCACCACACAAGGGATATTTTCGTCACCAATGTGAATATATAGCATGGGGAACAAAAGGGAAATGTCACAAAGCTATTCACGATGGCCCATATCCCGGATGTTATCATTTCCCTGTAAAATTAACAGATAAATTCCATTTAACAGGTAAACCGACACCGCTGATGGAGCAATTAGTAAAAATAGTACCAGATGGAAGCCTGATATTAGACCCATTTGCCGGGAGCGGAACGACACTAGTCGCGGCTAAACATTGTAATAGAAAATACATTGGGATAGAGAAAGATCCAGGGAATATAGAAGTTGCTCACCGTCGTTTATTAGATGCAATATAAAAAGAAAAGAAATAGTGTCAAGATAATCTATGTCATTTCTTTTCTTGATGTAAACTGCTCCACAAACTGCTCCACTTTCTTTGTTTTCTGATGTTTATTGATGAGTATGTATTTGAAAATGTCCTATAAATACTGATAAAAATAAATGGAGCGCCTAGAGGGATTCGAACCCTCGCACCTGGTTCCGGAGTTCTGTTTTATATGGGAAGAATTATTTTTAAAAAGCGTGATTTAATCGATAAAATCAATAGTCTGGCGGATTTATTTGTGAGGCTAAAAAGGGCTAAAAATGGCAAAGTGGAGCAAAATATGGGTGAGATTGCTCCACAAACTGCTCCACTTTTTAACCATAAATCTGATTAATTTTTTCTATAATCCGATCATCAAAACTTGGGATAGCATGGCCATACAGATCTAATGTGTGGCTTACTCTCGCATGACCTAACCGGCGGGACACTTCAATGATCGGAATACCGGCGGCTAATAATAAAGTGGCGTGGGTATGCCGCAAACAATGGAAATTTCTATAAGGCAGTTCGCATTGTGTAATTGCTTTCTTCCATGCACGCTCCAACGCCTCAGGGCGGATAGGGTTATTATTTGCATTTCTGAAAACAAGCGTCTCTTGCTTGATATCTATTGTCTTTTCGTTATTTCTCAATTCCTGCAGTGCAGCGGTGACCGTAGCGGGGATTGAGATTTTTCTTTTTCCTGATTTTGTTTTCGGAGGCTGAAATGTAATGTCACTGCCGACACGCTGCAATTGCTGGCGGATGGTAACGGTGCTATTCTTCAAATTTACGTCTTTCCAACGCAAACCAAGCACTTCACCTCTCCGCATGCCGGTATGAGCCGCTAAAAGGAAAATGGGATAGAAAGCGGAGATTTTATCTTTTGCGTAAGAAAGAATTTTGTTAATTTCATTTTTGTTAAATATGCCGGGTTCATCACGGACAATCTTTTTGGCTTTTGAAAGACGGACGATATTATTATGGATAATACTTAGATCTACAGCTTGCTGAAATGCAGCATGTAAAAGAACATGAACTTTACGGGAACAGTCCGGAGTTAAACTATTTAACAATTCTTGTACATGAGACACGGTACAAGACTGGAGAGGGATTTTTGAAATAGGCTCAATCTTTGCGGCAAGATAGAGATATCGTTCGTATGTACTGGCTCTGACAGTATCTTTTTTATAAGTAGAAAGGAAATACAAAAGCCACTGACCGACAAGCATATCTGATGGTTCAACGAAATTACCGTCACGCTCTGCTATTTTCTGCCGTGACATCCAATCCATAGCATCGTCTTTTTTCTTAAAACGCTTAGAATATCTTTTTCCGTTGATCATGATAAAAGCACGATAACTGTCATGGAGTTTATCGTAGATTAAAGAACCTCTTTTATATTGTTTCATAAGATCACCTCAATATAGTGTAGAGCAGTCACAGGTTATCATCTATGATTAAAAAGAAGTGAAACGTGAAAGACCTCGCACCTAAATGATACAAGGCCGAGGTCTTTCTACGGTAGTGCGGGCATGCCGCAAAGTCCATAATTTATTTGAGGAGTACTCCTCAAGTTGTGACCACATTGTATCAGAAGCGAAGATTCATGTCAAATGTCAAGGTTTGTTAGGATTCATAAAAAACTGTTTTATTTTATTGTCTATTTTATCTAATACGTCAGATGAAACTGAAATATTATAAAATACATCAAGGGGACTTTGCGGATCAATCACCCGCATTTTACTTATTGCACAAATTTGACTGATATTGATTATACTTCCATTTTTCAGTTTTTGAATTTGTTTTTTTATTTTTTGGAGTTGATCTAATTTGGAATTGATATCATCCGATTCACTATCGATGGAAGTAGCACGCTGATGTTTTAATGTTTGTACAAGGGCATCTTGTTTCCCTTTCAATTGTAAAAATAGTTGGTTGTCTATAAATATTTCACAATCATTTAATTGGTGGCTTGGTTTAAATGAAGTCATAGGAGCGACTATCAGCATGGGATTGGTAGGTCTACTGTCAGAAATAACTATTGCATAGTGCAGTCCGCCGAGTTCGCTGCCCAAATTAAAGCCGAAATTAATATTTGCTATGTTCCCACGTCGGAAAGGCGGGGTATAAACAGAATTGAATTTTGGTTCATTTTTGACATAGTTCCTATAGTCGCGTAGCCAGTAGTAAAGAAGAGCTGCCCTCTTGTAATTAGAATCATCTTGATTTGTCATTGAAATTAACATGTTGGAATAGTCTTTTGACAGAGATGAAATGGCTTTTTGTAAGTATACTTTGTTTTTAGGATCTTTAAAGTCCATAGTATCCCTCCGATTACCAATTAATTCTTTTCAGTATTATCAAAAGAAATCTTGTTTCCTGTAATTTTTAATTGTTCATAGGTATACATAGCAGTATTTATTATATTCATATCATTATCCGTGAGTTTAATGTCATAAACAAATTCCTTACCTCTTAAACGAATAATCGGGTTAGTTCCTTTTATCAATTTTTCCAAGCCTGGAGCAATTTTATCAATAGAGACATTTAAAAATTCATACTTACCGCCCATAACTATTTGAGTGCGTTTCCCATTTCCTGACTGTCCGGCAAAAGACCCGATGTGATATGTCCAATTCCCTTCATTTGTGGAAAAAACGACATCATCCCAAAATACCCATTCAATACCACTTGTAAAATTAACGATTGTAAAATATTCGAAGACATAGCCTTTATTTACAATTAATTTCCAATATAGACCATCTTGGGGAGGGTATGATTCAGTTGCCAAACTGGTATATATGTCCATTTTGTCAACATCATCATGGGTTTTTCTCATTGTAGGAAGAATATTCAAGATTTCGGTGTTCGCTGCAAATTTCTGTTCTGTGGAATAAGTGACAGATTTACTGTTTTTATTACTGCTGTTACCTGCACCCCCACATCCGGATAAAAGAATAACAGATATTACAAACACACCAGCCAAGAACCTTTTCATAATTAATCCCCTTTTTATAAATGACGTGCTCTGTAAGAAATGGACTTAAGATAAACCAGTTGATATGGAATACCGAATGTCCGCGCCAGATTATAAATGTCTATTTCCGGATGACCAGCTATCAACTCATCAGGGAATAGCAATTCTACGGCAAATTGATTCGCTTCTTTTTCAATTTTGCAATTAGCAATAAAAGAATTTCTATTGAAAGCATGAGTGCCGGCATGCGGATGAAGCAGCGCATGACCGAGTTCGTGAGCACAGATAAACGGATAGAGAAAAGGATCGGCATGACCATTTATCCGTATCGTTTTAATACGAAACAGCTGACTGAAATACCCTAAATTTTCACCTAATTCTTCATATAAGATATGGATATGGTTTTCAGATGCTATACGAAAAGGGTTTCTTGTATCGTGAGCAGCGGCAAGTTTATTCGCGAATTTCTTTATGTCCATAATACATTCCTTTATTTGCGGTGTTTTTTTGGTGTAAATTTTTCTTTTGCTTTTAATTTTGCAAAGCGGAGAGCATTTTCAAGAGATGCTTTCATGTATTCCCGTGTTTCCGGATCCATCGGTTCTCCGCCGTTATACATGGCGATAGCATCCTGACTGTCCATATCATTTAAGATATCGGATAGTCTTTTTTGGATGTCTTTTTCGTCCTTTTTGGTAAGGGATGGACCAAGAGACACATGAGCAGACTTATCATCATCGGTTAATCCCATCATATACGATGGGGTAACTTGAAATAACTTAGCCAATTTTGAAATCAATGATCGTTTGGGATTAACAAGCAAGCCGTGTTCATATTTGTATATAGCTGCTTTTTGCAACCCTACATATTCTGCAACTTCCTGCTGCGTTAGTTTATTCTTTTTTCTTAAAGTATAAAGGATATCTTTAAATTCCATATGCGTAACCATCCTTTCGTGTCTTGATTATACCATAAAAATTTTTGAAAACAAGAAAAAGTATCTTGACAAGACACAAAAACGGATATACAATCAAGGTGTCCTGAAAAGACACTGAAAGAAAGCGAGGTGAAAAAATGAATAAACCATTGATGAGGGCAGAAATGATGAAATATGGAGATAGTCAAAAAGATTTAGCGAATGCGTTAGGGATAAGCCTATCTCGATTAAATCTAAAAATCAACGGTGGGGCAGATTTTCGACAGGCAGAAATACTTTTCATAAAAGATAGGTATAAATTAAAGCCGGAAGAGATAGACGCTATTTTTTTTAGCGAAAGAGTATCCTAAAAAGACACAAAATATATTTTTAAAGGAAGAGAGGTGAGGGAAAATGGGAAATTTGGAAGTACAGGTAGAGATCAAGTTGTCACGAATAACAGAAATCAAGGAAATAGTGAAGATAATTGATGAAATAAGAAAAGAGTACAGCTGCAACTGCACTCTTATTCTAAAAAAATGACAATTACTCAAACCAAACACATTCAATATTTTCGCCTAAGACATGAAGGATAGCGTTTCCGACAAAAACATATTGATATCCAGGATAAATCCGAAGTTTCTTGAAGTCGGTAATTTCTGAACATGACTCGGAAATAGGATCAGTATACTCGATTTTTTCAATATTAATAACACTGACAACCTGATACCCTTTTACTTTTATGTAAGCGGTCATATGGTTCACCTCCTCTCTAAACCAATTATAGAGGAGCGTGATGAGTTAAGCAAAAGAAAGAGAGGAAATAAAAATGGAAAAAAAGAAATTGAAAAAGAGCCCATATCGGATCGAAAAAGGCTCTTCTTCCGTAACCGTATCTACGGATGCAGTCATCATCCGAGCAGATAAAATTACGATTTCACCACAGGAACAGGCGTAAGGCTGCCATCCGGTTCTTTCTTCCAACCCCAATTGGAAGAAACGGAAACGCCATCAGCGGTAGCAAGATATTCCAATACTAAGCCATTGGAATATGTGTGTCTTGTATGGATTTTATCCGTTGTCTGTTCCAAAATCTCTGTTTTTATATCCGACAGAGATTTTGCAAACGGAGTATTTATTTTGCACTGCATATTGGTTCACCTCCTTTCAAACCGATTATAAGTGAAGGTGACGAGTTAAGCAAAAGAAAGAGAGGTGAGGGAATGAAAGTATCAGATAAACAGTTGGCGAATATAGCCTTTATTATTTCGGTGATTTCGTTAGTGTTTGCTATTTTCAATCTGTTTTAAAAAAAGCGGCATAAAAAGACAAAATCAAAGATAAAACTGCTACAGCAAGCGCAAGATCTGACCGAACAATATTATTCCATGCTTTGTAAGAATGATTTTGTTTCCAGTCCTGAATAGCCTTTTTACCACGTCTGCTTATGGAAACAACTCCGGTGTATTCAAGTTGAGGAATGCCGTCTTCATCATGGTAACGGGAATACGCCTTATCAAGATAAGAGGAATCAGAAATAGGAATACGGAGTCCCTTGTAATTGGGATAGTTCATGTTATAAGACACTTTTGAAAGTTCCTGAATGCGGAGGCTTGTAACGTCGGGGTCCGAATCGAAATGACTAATAATTTTTTCTTCGGAAATCGATCCGTTATTTTTTACATATTCAAGGATTTTAAGGTCAAATTGCGTCAAATCGCTGAATTCGAGCATAAAAATCACATCCTTTCAGAACACAGTATATCAAAAGGAAAGTGAATAAAAAAGAAAGAGAGGGAAGACGTGCTTACAAACACAAAGGATTTCTGCAAGGCAACGGGATATCCGGTCACAACGATACGAATGCTGTGCCGAACAGGGGAGATACCATTCATCCCGTCAGGGAAAGCGTATCTGTTTGACCCTGAAGATGCGGAATCGGCTATCCGGCAGAAGATGGAAGAGAATGCGCAGAAACGGAAGATGAAACAAAGCGGATATGATTTCCGGGCGGAAGTTAGAAAGATGAGGGCGTAAAAATGGTAGACAAGATAATAAATTATTTATGGCTGGCGGTTTTCGTGACAATGATGATTGCGGTCGTGGAGAAGTTATCATGCGTACGTTTTTAACAGTATTTACGGCGATCGTCTGCATGGCAGGATACGCGGCCGAACCAGAACCACCTCTCGTACCGTACAAAGTCACGGTAGCGCGCGGTGAAAGTGTGTGGGACGCTTGCGCAAGGGTCGCTAGTGATAAGGACCACATGCAGGAGCTGGTCTACAACACATTGAAAGAGAACCATATCAAAGATCCCGGCAATGTACAGCCGGGGCAGGAATTAATTATCAAAGTAAAGGCGGCAGGACATGTACGAACTGACGATACGAGCAGATGATGAATTAGAACAATTCAGCATTTCAGAAAAAGGACATGACGATAAGTTTATTTCACTGGCGATTGCAGTGGCGGTTGATAGTTTATATCGTGCCAAATGCCCGGCAGGAATGATAGGGATGATGATGAGCAGTGATCAGGAAGTCAGGGAAACAGTCATTTCTACAATGAAAAAGTGCATTCTTGTTCGAAGAGGGAGAGGAGCGCAATCATGAAGAAAAGGGAATATCCATATATAGAAGGGCAGTTACTTTACATCGCCCATCCTTACGGCGGCGATGAAAGCAACAAGGAAAAAGTACAAACATATTTAAAAATGCTACAGGAGAAATACCCTGAAAAAACGTTGTTTTCACCACTTCACAACTGGGGATATACACCGTATGACAAAGAGCATCAGCATAAGCCGATGAAAGACTGCTTAGAAGTGCTGCAGCGATGCAACGCGCTTATCCTCTGCGGAAACTGGAGAGAAAGCCGGGGGTGCAATCAGGAATATGCCGCTGCCTATGTAATGGATATGCAGATCTATGAAATGAAGCCGACGGGGGAAATATGCAGCGTAGAATGATATGCCACCAGTGCAGGAAAGCAATTCCCGCTGAATATGTGATGTGGACGAAAGACGGAAAAGGAAACATGGTTCCTGTCCATCGGGACTGTTCATTTAAAGTTTATCGAGCCGATGAGACATGGAGATATTCAAAGAAAAGGAGAAAAAAGTGAGATTCAAACTACCGGAAGCGGCATTCCGAAAACTATGCCGGCTTGTCAAACAAAGGGACGAGGAGCTGGCGGAAACGTATCAATCCATTATCGGAGAGTGGCCGCCGTCGCGCGGGGAAGTCCATCATGCGAAACACGCAGGCAGCGGAGGATCGGATAAAGAAGATAATCTTATACATTTATCATACGAAATGCACCGTTTCAAAGCACACGGACTCTCCGGCACGAGAAAGCAGTACGTGGATGAACAAATCAGGACATATCTTAACTGCAAGGCGGTTAAAGAATGGAGAAAAGAACATGAAATGGAACTGCAGGAACTTTATAAAACGGAAGAAGAACGAAGAATCAAAAAGAAAAGAGCGGGATGTATTCCGAAAAAGCCCAAGTGGGCGAAGTACTGACATATATCTTTTGTGGGATAACGTCCGGAAGAAACCTATCGGCTGGCTGATAGAAGAAACACTGGATAAAGAACGGCTGATACCACAGAAAGAAATGCCGGTATTTTTTATGGATGAAAACAACACTTATACATCATCCGGTGGACGAAAATTCAAGATAATAAAAAATCCCCGCGGGTATTGGAGCGTCCAAAGTGGGGATAAAAAGGAAAGGGTGAGTATAGAGTGGCAGTCATGAAATTAGCGGGCGGGAAAATAGTAGAAGTTTACCGGAACAGAAAATGCCGTGTATGCAAAGCAAAAGTATTCCAGACCGTATGCTGCAGAAAAGAAAAAGCTAATATATGCCAGGAACACTGCAGAAAATGCGAACATTACCTGGACTTTTTGCAGAGATGCATATATCGGGAAAAGACAGAAGAACCAGAAGAAGAGAACAACGAAAAAGAAGAAAAATAAAACCGCCCAGAAAAGAACTCTGAGCGGAAGTGCCGTAGCACCAAACCACTACATAAATTATAAGTGAAACGGCACAAAATGTCAAGAAAAAAGGGGGTTTCAGCCCCTTTTGAGGACTTGATATAGTAGTTAATTCTTGGAACAGGAATTTAAAAAAGTGCCGTACCGAAAAGAAATATTTCAAGCACCCGGAATTTATGAAGTGAAAAAATATCACACATACAGATTAGGGGGAAACAGAGTCAGAGGTCCCAATATTCAAAAAACAGATAAGGGACTCAAGAAAAGAAACTCCCGCCGGGCGAAAACAAAACTCTACCGGCTTATAGCAACCAATTTTAAAAGAGATGACCTGCGTATCGACCTGACATATGCAAATCCGGAGCCGACAGCAGAAGAAGCAAAAAACAGAATAAGAAAATTTATCAGAGACCTCCGCAAAAAATATAAAAAGAAAAATGCGGAACTGAAATATATCTACGTCACAGAACATGTCCGCCATCGAGTACATCATCACGTTCTGATTAACGAAGGAGGAATATCAAGATCAGAAATCAATGAATGCTGGCCGTGGGCAAAATTCAATTACAGATCATTCAGGTTTTTTGATGGAAACCCAGAAGACTGCATGAGACTTGCGGAATATTTTGTGAAAGAAACAGATGAAGAAATCCGAAACGAAAATGCCGTACAGAAAATCCGATGGGTACCGTCTAAAAATCTAAAGCAGCCAAACGTGAAAAAGGTAACCATCTACGCCCGGAAATGGAAAGACAATCCGACACCGAAAAAAGGCTACCAGATAGTCAAAGTAGAAAGCGGATATACAGCAGACGGATTCCCTTACCAGTTTTACAGAATGTACAAAGTAAACGAAAGGAACGTATGGCCGATTACACAGTCGAGAGTACCGAAGAAGAAAAAAGAATGTACTGTGAAACAGGCAAGAGACAAGCCGAGGAGAAGAACATGAAATCATACATAGAATTTT